CCGTCTTCCTCCCGACCTTCGACCTCCCTCCCGGCGGCCCCCGGGACGCCTACGTGATCCCGCGGCCGGATCGGGGGTGGGACCATGCCCTTTGAGTGCCCGGAGTGCTCCGGGACGGGGGTCGTCCCCCCTCTCGTCTGCCATATCTACGGGGTCCGGGAAGGGATCCGGTGCCCGGTCTGCAAGGGGACGGGCCGGACGACGAAGAGCCACCTCGTAACCCTGGACGAAGGGGTGAAACTATCCCGTCAATGATCCGCCTCTGCACCGTCGCCCTGGCGGACGCCCACCTGGTCGAGGCCCCCCTCGAGCAGGCCCACGTCGGTTACCGGGTCGAGAACGGGGTCGTCCTGGTGGAGGAACAGGACCAGGACCGGGCGGTCGCCGCCCTGAGACGATACGGTCGCTTCGAGGGGGTTAACTCATGAGCCTTCGCGCATGGGTCGCGTTCTTCTGCCTGGTGGCCGTCATGGCGGCCCTCTGGGGCGGGGTTCTCCTCTACTGGGTGCTACTGTGACCTCTCACTATTCTCTGCACCAGGGGGACGCCAGAGAGGTCCTCCAGGGCCTCGAGGACGAGTCCGTGGACCTGGTCCTCTCTGACCCCCCATACCTCGAAGAGTTCATCCCCCTCTACGGAGACCTCGCCCGGGAAGCGGGCCGGGTCCTCAAGCAGGACGGCTTCCTGATCTTCTACACCGGCCAATATCATCTCGAGACCGTTATGAAAATGGTCGCGGACGTCCCGGCCCTCTCCTACTTCTGGCTCGTCAGTCAGTGGAATATGTCCGGGATGGCGAAGATCATGTCCCGCCGGCAGATATGTGGGTTCAAGCCGATCCTCATCTATCGGAAGGGGAAGGCCCTCCCGAACGGCTGGCCCCTCGATATCCTGACGATGGGCGGCCGGTCGAAGAAGTTCCACGCCTGGGAACAGGATGTGAAAGAGGCCCGCTACCTGGTCCAGCACTACTCCCGGCCCGGGGACCTGGTCCTCGACCCGTTCCTGGGGTCCGGGACGACGGGGGTCGCGGCCCTCCAGACCGGGCGGGAGTTCACCGGGATCGAGATCGATCCGGCGACCTTCGCGATCGCCTCGACCCGGATCGGCCGGGCGGCCTGGCAATCTCACGCGGAAACGACCATCCAGGCCCTCATCGAGGAGTTTTATCCAAATGTTACAAATTGTTACAACTCACCGGACCCTGTTACAAATTGTTACACCTCCGGGGAAGGGAACGGCATGGAAGCGGGAAGGACCCCCCCAGCCGCCGGCCTGGAGGGTCTAACCCGTATAAGAGACGGGGAGGAGATGGATCAGTATGGGGCCGAATGAAGAAGCATTAAACGAGTTCTGCAACACGACCGGGGAGGTTCACCCGGTCTGGTTCGGGTTCTGTGAGGCGATCGGGGTCGGGGCTCAGATCCCCCTCCTCCCGGAGTGGGAGGTGCGGAACCTGGTCGAGGAGATGCACTACTGCCTTCTGGGGATCACGATCGCGGGGGTCACCCTCGCCGGCCTCGTCGGGGTCGGTGCGGGGATCCCGATCGGGGTCGTCTTCGGCCCCGTCGAGGGGATCCTGGGGGGAGCGGCCGCGGCCGTCGGGTTCCTTCTCTACTGGCTCCGGCGGATCGCCCCGGAGATCCAGGCCGGGATCGAGCAGGAGATCCGGGCGGCCCTGGCCTGGTATGACCTCCGGAGGGGACTATGACCTTCGAGTTCCAGGTCTTCGGGTCCTCTCCTGCCGTGGTCGACCGGGCCCTGGGTCTCGCGGCCCGGGTGATCGTGTGACGAAGAAGCAGGCCCCGGACCGGAACCCGGACGGCACCTTCACCCCGGAGGGGGCGAAGGCCGCCGGGAAGGCGGGAGGGTCGAAGTCCACCTCCCTTAAGAGCTTCACGATCGGGATGACGAAGCGGAAATACTGCAATACCGGGTGCGAGGTCTACGAACGGTGCCCCGGGATGCCGGTGGCTCAGGGGATGGCCCCGAACGAGAAGGGCCGGGTCCCGTGCGTCCTCAAGTCCGCCCCTCAGGCCCTCCGGATCCAGGTCGTGAGGATGTTCTTCCAGGGGAAGGACGGCCTGGTCGACCAGATCATGACGACCCTATACCGGCACTCCGCGGCCGTCGAGGAGATCCAGAAGGGCCGGCGGAAGGATAAACTCCCGGAGGACCCGGACCTCTTCTCTCAGGACGCAAAACTCCAGATGGACTTGTTTAAACTCTTGTATGGCGAAAAGAAGGCGGTGGACCTCACCGGATCGGTGGACGTCCCGATCGGGATGCCGGCGGACCCGGACGTCTATCGGAAGATCGGAGACCTTCTGGCCTCCAAAATGAACAAAAAGGAGTGATTGAATGAAAACAGACATCATTGAGATTACGACGACTGTAAAGCAGAATGAAGGAACCTGGACCGCGGAGGTCAAGGGCTACCCGATCACCGGGGAAGGCCGGACCGCGACCGCGGCGATCGAGGATGCCGCCGACGGCCTCCGGCAACTCTTCGAGGCCCACTTCGGGGGCCCCCGGCAGAACGTCGAGGTCCGGACGGAGACCCTCTCCCAGAAGGTCCTCTTCACGATCGAACTCGAGGACGCCCGGCAGACGACCCTCTTCGAGGTCGCCGTCCCGGAGGCGGACAAAGCATGATCCCGGAGGTCCGGACGTCGATCGACGTGGTCGAGAACCCGAACGTCTCCCCCTCCCTGCAAGAGGGATCCGTCTCCGTCCAGATCAACGGGGTCGGGGTAGGCCTCGCCGCCGCCCTGGCAACGGCGATGGAGGAGACGGCCCGCCGGGTGATAAACGAACAGAACGGGAGGGAGGTCCTTAAGGCGTTCCTCCCCACCGCCTGCCTGGTGGGCAGAGCCACCCTCAAGGCCCCCCCGGCCCCCTCCAGAGTCTACCCTTCGGACGAGGTCCTCGCCCTCATTGAACGGCGGGAGGACACGAAGGTTATTAGGGTCCCCTCCGGGGAACGGTTCGGGGTTTATGTCCGCCCCGCCTCCCCGGTGGGAGAGGACACCTATAATTATGGAGGAGACGGGCCGGTCCACATCCTGATCGTCAAGAGGCGGGGGGAACAATGACCCCCTCCCCCCGGGACCTCGCCCGGATCCGGGCCCGGCAGCACCGGCTTAAGGAGACCATGCGGGACCATCACGTCGCCCACCCGGAGGACCTCCCCCTCCCGGTGATCCTGGCGCACCGGGCGGTCCGCCTCGCGGGAGGGATCTGATGCCCGGCGACCCCTGTGATCTGGGGGTGGATGTGTTCGACTTCGACGGCCTTCCCGTCGAGGTCCACTTCCCCCCGGAGACGACCCGGGGAGATGCGATCATCCGGGAGTTCGCCTGGCACCGGCAGGTCACCCGGATCCACGAGGAGGGGATCTGATGGACGAGGCCCCCCCCTACCCCTACGAGGTCCTCCGGCGGTCTGAGAAGCCGCTCCTCTCCCTGGACTTCGACGGGGTCCTGCACCGTTACCGGCAGGGCTACCACGACGGCACGATCTACGACGGCCCGACCCCGGGAGCCCTGGAGTTCGTCCGGGAGGCTCAGAATCACTTCCTCCTGGTGATCCATTCCGCCCGGGCCCGGACCCTGGAAGGCCGGCGGGACATCCAGGTCTGGCTCGTGAAGTATGGGTTCCCTCAGATCCCGATCACCTCGGAGAAGCCGCCGGCCTTCCTCCACCTGGACGACCGGGCGGCCACCTTCACCGGGACGTTCCCGACCCCGGCGGCCCTCCTCGAGTTCAAGCCCTGGAACGGGGGGAAGTGGGGGGATAAGCGATGAGGCTCGAGGTTAAGGGGACCGGCCGGACGACGGCGGAGGTCACTCTCGACGGGGAGCGGGTCCGCCACGCGATCGGCCTCACGGTCCAGATGGGGGCCGGTCACCTGCACCAGATGACCCTCGAGGTCGCCCCCGTCGACCCGGAGCTCGAGATCGAGGACGTGGACCCCACGGTCCTGATCGCCGGCCGGCGGTTCCGCCTGGACCCGGACGGGGCGGTCGCCTACGTCGGCACCTACACGACGATCGTCACGGCTCCGGCCCTCACCGACCTCCCCGGGCCGGCCCACCTCTCCCGGGCGCGGACCCTCCGGGATCTCCTCGCCCCCTACCAGGGGAAGCGGGTCCGGATCACGATCGAGCCTCTGCCGGCCCCCGAAAAGACTATCTCCCCGGGAGGTGAGGGGAGTGCATGATCGGAAGGATTGTACACGCCTTATTCGCCCTGGCAACGCTGATCGCCGTCCTCCTCTGGACCTTCGGAGGGGGATCCGGGATCGCCTTCATGGGGATCCTCGGAGGGGGAGCCCTCACGTTTCTGACCCGCGGGTGGGCGGAGCAGTAACCGACCCGGCCCCTGGGGGGCGATAGCATGGCCTTTTATTGCCTCTATGCCGCCTTCTCCCGGGGGGTCCTCGCATGATCGGGCGATATCGGGCCTATCTCGGATACGTGCTCCGGCACAAGTGGTATGTCCTCGGGGCCGCCTGGGAGCTCGGGATACCCCTCCGCGGGCTCCTGCACGACCTCTCGAAGTTCCGGCCGTCGGAGCTCATCCCCTATGCCCGCTACTTCTACGAGCCGGACGGGTCCCCCCGGATCCGGCAGGAGGAGAAGAAGACGGGGTACTACCAGGCCGCGGGGTCGGGTGATCCGGACTTCGATCGCGCCTGGCTCCTCCACCAACACCGGAACCCGCACCACTGGCAGCACTGGCTCCTCCGCCTCGACGACGGCGGGGTATCGCGACCTCTCCGGATGCCCCCGGAGTACGTCCTCGAAATGGTCGCGGACTGGAAAGGGGCGAGCCTCGCACAGGGTTACGGCCCAGACGTCTTCCCCTGGTATCAGGATCACCGGCACCTGATGATCCTCGATGAGGGGACCGCAGCGGACATCGAAGTCCTGGTCGGGGCCTATGACGACACGGAGGTCCTCGCGTGACCGACCCCCGCCCCTCTCCTCTGAAAGCCGCCCCCGATCATCCCCGGGACCCCGCCCGGGTCGAGCTCCGGATCCCCGGGGTCTATTATGAAATAATGTGGGACCTGGACCAGGCTTATAGGGAACTGGTCGACCAGGGGTATGATGGGTTTAACGAGATCTCAGTCTCCCCCGGGGTCTGGGAGGTGATCCGTCTCGCCCTCGAGGACTTCTTTAAGATGCGGATCCCGGGGGAGATCCGCCTCTTAGGGCCCTACGGGGAGCGGGGCCTGGTGATCTCAGATCCCACCCTGAAAGATAACGAGGTCCTCCTCCGGAAGCGTCAGCCCCTCCGTCCCCGTCCCCTCGCGAAGGGGGCGGTCGTCCACCTCAAGGACCCGATCCGGGAGATGGCGGTGATCGAGGACCACGGGGACGGGTCGATCCTGGTCATGCGACGCGGGATCTCCGGATGGGTGAACCGCGAGGACCTCGAGGAATGATCGACGCGGGGGTCGCCGGGTTCCTGGCAGAGAACGAACGGGAGATCATGCTCTCCTCCTGCCGATACACGACGGCCGCGGTCTACGGCTACCAGATCGCCCCCCCGCACGATAGCATCCTGCACCATTACGAGTCAGCCCCGGAGACGCTGGACCTGGCCCCTCGAGGGTCGGGCAAGTCCCGGATAGGCGATATCGGATATATTACCTGGCAGGCCCTCAAGAACCCCAATATCCGGATCCTCCTGGTCTCCGACACGGACCAACACGCGGAGCGGTTCTTAAAGACCGTCGCGTCCGGCCTGGAATACTCTCCCGCGGTCCGGCGGAACTTCGGGGCCGTCAAGGGTCCCCGGTGGACGAGCCACGAGATCGTCCTGGCAGGCAGGACGAAGATCCTCTCCGAAGCGACGGTGACCGCGATCGGTGCCTACTCCGGGGCGGCGACGTCGGGCCACTACGATATCATCGTCGCAGACGATTTGGTCAACTTCACGAACTCGAGGACCGAAGGCCTCCGGGAGATGCTGATCGAGTGGTTTAAACTCACCCTCTACCCGACCCTCGTCCCGGGCGGGGAGGTCCACGCCCTCGGAACCCGCTACCATCACCTCGAGCTCTACCAGGTGATGACCGATGAACTCGGGTTCGACGTCCAGGTCCAGCGGGCGATCGAGACCGACCCGGAGACCGGGGAGGAGGTCTCCCTCTGGGAGGAGTACATGCCCCTCGAAGACCGGGCCGATCCCCGGACCGGGCGGGTGACCCTGGGTCTCCGGTCCCTCCGGGAGAAACTGGGATCGGTGACGTTCTCTCTCCAGTATCAGAACGACGTCGAGCTCCTCAAGCGGGGCGAGATCTTCCGGGCGGACTGGTTCCAGTGGTACACCCTCGAGGAGGACCGGAAGGGCCGGGCCTACCTCGCGGTCGAGGGAGAGGACCCGATCCCCCTCAAGGACCTGGCGATCTATGCCGGGGTGGACCCGGCCTTCTCGGAGCGGGACAAGAAGCGGTCTGACTACTTCGCGATCGTCGTGATCGGCCGGCACAAGCCGACCAGCCGGTTCTTCATTCTGGACGTGATCCGGGACCGGCCGACCTACGAGGGGCGGGCCGACCTGGTCGCGGGGATGTGGACCCGGTGGCGGCCCCGGGTGACCGCGATCGAGGACGTCGCGGGACAGAAGGAGTTCGTCCAGCGCGTGAAGAAAACTCTCCCGTATATCCGGGTAAAAGCCATAAAAACAGACAAAGATAAGACGACCCGGGCCTGGACCCGGTCCGGCCTGGTGGAGAACGGCCGGGTCTTCCTCCGTCGGGACCGCTCAGCCCTCTTTGTCGAGGAGCTCTGTATGATGCCCGACGGCCCGCATGATGACCAGTTCGACGGGTTCGACCTCGCCCTCGAAGCGGCCGGGGTCCCGCGGACCGGGATGATCATCCAGCAACAGAAAGGGGCGGACCGCTACCTCGACCGGGTCCCGGTCTCGACCCGGCGACGGTTCGCCGGCGACGTCCCTCCCCCCGACCGATCGAAGTGGTCCGACCTCGACCACTAACCAGGAGAACGATATGAGCCTGATACACGACATTCTCGCCCTCAGACGCGGGCCGCGGGACCCTCAGCCCGATCCCGGCTTCGCCCGTCAGAAGAACCGGACGGTCCTTAAGGCGGCCCTGGAAGGCCTCACGACGCCGTTTAAAAATTACGTGAACTACGCCGCCTTCCCGGACCGGATCCCTCAGACCGCGGAGAACGAACCGCACGATAAAGTGCTCCGGCGGGCGGTCCACTACACGAACGCCCAGCTCGGGATCCAGGGTCTCGTCCGGGGCGACTTCGACAAAGAGATGAACGATCGCCTGGCCCGGAACGCGATCTATGCCCTCTGTGAGAAGGGGGTTATGGATTATTTCGGCACGGCAGAGTGGGAGATCGTGAACGAGAAGGGCGATCAACAGACCCGGGCGATGAAGGCCCTCCGGAGGCCGAACCCCCACCAGACCCTCCCGATGGTACTTAAGGAGACCGTCCGGGACACGACCCGCTACGACGCCGGGGTGATGGTGAACTCCCTCACGGCCGACGGCTACCTCGGGGAGCTCCGATCGTTCCACGGGCCGGACTTCTGGATCGAGGTCGATCGCGACTGGACCGGCCTCGACGGGATCGGGAGCCAGTACTACGGACCCTGGAGTCACGGGATGGTCAAAAGGTACTGGCAGCACTCCCGGCCGGGGATTTACATCCCCTTCGAGCCGAAGGAGATTTGCTACATGATGCTCTACCCGAAGACGGACTCGATGTATGGGACGGACTTCCTCTCCCGGGTCCGCTGGCCCCTCGAGTACCTGATCGACTCCACGAAGAGCGCCGGGATGACGTTCGCGAACGGGCTCGCCCCGGGGGCGATCTGGAAGCATCCGGACTACACCTCGATCGAGGAACTCGCGGAACGGGAGCTCGATATCGAACTCAATCACCTGGGATCGGAGAACTTCGGCGGGATCCTGCACCTGATCGGAAACGAGTCCATCGAGTCCTTCACCCCGACCCTGCACGATCTCGAGTGGATCGAGGGTCAGAAGTTCTTCACTGACATTGTTTTGGCGATGTTCGGCTTCTCGTCCTCGGAGTTCTTCCAGGGGGACATGAACCGGGCGACGGCCTACATCGGCAGAAACATAACTAAAAGCCGGATGCTCTACCCCCTCCAGATCCACTTCCAGAACATGCTCACCGCGAAGGTCCTCCCCCTGATGGAGGGGTGGGAGGATGACTGGGAGTTTAAGTTCTGCGATACCGTGGACCTGGACGACGAGCTCAAGCGGGCTCAGATCAACCAGACCCGGGCCTCGACCGCCTCCTCGTATGCGATGCTCGGCCTCTCGATCGAGTCCGCCCTCGAGCTCGCGGAGGTGGACGACGACCTCCGGACGGCAGTCCAGGAGGACCTCGATGCCCTCAAGAACCAGGAGGGGACCTGGACCGACGGTCTCCCGACCGAACTCCCCCCGGACCAGGCGGAGCAGTACTACGGCGATGCCGGCGGCGAGGACTACGAGGGGACGGCCGTGGACGGCGACGACGCGGAGAACCAGGAGGACGAGGAAGACGTCCAGAAGGCCGATCGGGTCTACCTCAACCAGGGAGAGGAACCCCCGAAGGGGATCCAGGTGAAGGTCGGTCCCCGGGGCGGCCGATACTACACGAGTGAGACCGGCCGGCAGGAGGCCCCGGCCCCGACGAAGGGGGAGGACCCCGCCCGGAACCCGGACCTCGCGGACGATCACTTCATGGTCCGCCGGGACGGGGTCACCTGGAGGACCTCCCGGACGGGCCTCGCCGCCTACGACGAGGAACTCCAGGCGGGGGCCTATCGCTACACCCCCCGGTTAACCTGGATGGACGCGGAGGCCTTCCTCGACTACCAGGTGAAGCAGTTCGGGCTCCGGACCCACGTTAAAGACGGGCTCACCCCCCGGGAGAGGTTCGACCGCCTGGTGGACGACGAGAAGGTCCAGGCGATCCGGGAAGCGGTCCAGAGCGGCCGGACCCTGCCGGCCTTCTTCCTGGAGTTCGACCCGGAGGGGAACCTCGTGGACGAGCAGGAGGGGCGGCACCGGATCCTCGCCCTGATCGACATGGGAGTGAAGCACGTCCCGGTCTGGCTCTTCCGCCAGAAAGCGACCCCCGGCCACAAGACCCCCGGGGACCCGCCCCTCCCGGTCGAAGGAGAGGAGGAGATCGCCGGGGAGGATCCGGACGTCCAGAAGGCCCGGGTCTACCTGCACCCGGGAGAGAAGCCGCCGGCCGGGGTCCGGGTGCAGCGAGGCCCCCGGGGCGGGCAGTACTACGAGGCCCGGGCGATAGGGGCCGGACAGCAAAGCCTCCCCGCCGGATCCTCGAAGCCCCTCACCCCGCCGGAGAGACCCTGGGAGAAGGAAATGCCCGACCCGATCCCGTGGAAGGATGGGGGCCGGGAGGAGTTCATCCGGGCCCTCGAGGGGGGGAAGATAGACGGCCTCGAGGCCTTCGCGGAGTATGAGGGGATGGCATTAGGGCCCGGGCTCAAAGCCTCTCTGATCCCCGGAGGCCGGCCGATCCAGATAGACCCGGAGAACGTCCTCGGGAGGGTCAAAGGAGGCCGCCTCCGGATCATGCCCTGGTATGCTTACAAGGAATGGGCGCGGAACGAGTACAACTATCGCCCCCTCCCGCCGATCTCTCGCGAGGTCGACCGGGTGATCACTCAGCGGGGATCCCTGGACTGGAACCCGGACCACGAGGTCGGGACCGTCTTCACCCGGGACGGGGAGGAAGTCTATCGGAAGAGAGGAGATAAGCATAGCATCTCGTTCACAAAGGAGGAACTTATACACTTCGAGGGGAACGTCTTCACGCACACGCACCCGTCGGGGGGACCGTTCTCTGAGGCGGACCTTGAATTTGCCAGTCATGTCGAACTCACGGAGATCCGGGCAGCCGGGGACAGATGGGAGTTTATTCTCCAGCCCCCGGAGGATACGGGGAGGTTCACGGAGAAGTTATTCGCCTCAAAAATACGCCCGGCCCTCGCCTCAACGAACAAGGAGCTCTATGATCTGTTCTGGGGGAAGATCAACAACAACGAGATCTCTGTGGACGAAGCCGGATCCCAACACCAACACCTCCTCTGGGAACGGGTCGCGAAGGCGACCGGGATCCGGTACACCCGCCGGCCCCGGGACGCGGAGGAAGGAGAGAGATCATGAATTTTGAACTCGACGGAGTGGACTCCGTCATATATTCCCCCGTCTGCCACCTGTGCCGGCGGTTCACCGGGACGAGGCCCCGGGAGCGGACCTGTGAAGCCTACCCCGGCGGGATCCCGCCGGAGATCTGGATCGGAGACAACCCTCACACGGAACCCTACGAGGGGGACGGAGGGAAGCAGTTTGAGCCCCGGGACCGGGTGAAAAAAGCCCGGACCCCGCCAGAGGCCCATACCGCCCCTCCAGCGGCCGGGACCCCCCCGGAGAGTAAAGAGTATCAGGACGAGGACGATCGGCCGGAAGAGAAGGCCCCCGGTGGCCCCTCCCGGTTCGCGACGGACATGGTCGTCACGCGGGCGGTCACTGACCCCGAAGAGGTCCGGAAGGCCGCCCGGGTCTACTTGAACCAGGGGGAGGAGCCCCCGAAGGGGACCCAGATCAAGACCGGCCCCCGGGGCGGCCGATACTACGAGGCCGACCCCCGGGCGCACCCGGACCAGTTCCACAAGGTCGTCCGGACGCCGGAACCCCCGATGCCGGAGGACCTCAAGGGGAAGACCTGGCTCGACCCGCACAAAGACAACCCCCACCCCCGGGAGTCTTACGATCACCACGACTGGATCCGGGAGCATGAGAAGGAGTTCCTCCGGAACCCCTATGATCGACGCCGGGAATCGGTGAACTTCAGCCAGTGGCCCTCCCGGATCTACGGGACCGACTCTCGCAGTCAGTACAACTATGCGATGGAGCGGTGGGAGTCTACGGTCCGGGCGGAGGACTTCCTCGAGACCGTCGGGATCCCGAAGGATCATGTATGGGCGACGAAGGACAACCCCTCCGGAGTGCAGGCCCCCGGGCTCCTCGAGCTCCAACGGTTCGTGAACCTCTCGAAGCAGAAGATCCGGGACCTCAAGGCCGCGGGGGAGCCGATCCCGGCGGGCTACGATCCGGACATTGACACCGACGATTATAAGGCGATCGCGAATTATTGCGGGAACGGGTATCAGGAGATCAAGGCGATCCTCCGCGACGAGGACGAACTCGATGAGGATGGTCTCGATCTAAAGATGAGTCTCTCTCCAGCGGGGGTCCTCCAGACTGAGCAGACGATCCGGAGAATGGACGAGGTGGCCGCCCGGGAACGGATCCCGATCGATTGCGACGTCTTCCACGGACTCACCTCTCTCCGGTGGATGAAGGGGGCGGAGATCGTCCCCGGCTCGCCGGTGGACCTGCACCCGGGGGACCTCCTCAAGGATGAATCTTATACCTCATGGAGTATGGACCCCTGGACCTCATACCACTTCGCCGGCGGCGGATCGGACATGATAGGGTCGGGACGATATCCGGCTGTGATCCGGATCAAGAACCCGAAGGGCCTCCCGGGGATCTATGTCGGGGGAGGGGAACAGGAGATCATCCTCCCCCGGGGGACCTCCTACCGGGTGACGGCCGTCGACGAGGTCGCCGTCCATCCCCGGGCCGGATGGAACTCCCAGTATAGGAACCGGCCGGATAACCAGATGCTTAAATGGCATGTGATCACCGTCGAGCCGGTCCTCGAGGACGACCAGGACCGGGTCCAGAAGGGGGAGCGGATCTACGTCACCCCGAACCACCCGGCCCCCCGGGGGATGAAACTCTACCACGGCGATCGCGGCGGGGTCTTCTACTTCGGGGAGAAGAAGGGCGGGGCGGAGGGGATGCTCGCCCCGAAGCGGCCGGGTCCTGGGGCCCCTGGGGCCCCGGCGAAGACCGGCAAGCCGGGCACGGCCCCGGCCCCCGGCCCCCGGCCGACGGCAACCTCTCCGGCGGTCTCCGGGACAACGAAGCGGTTCGCCCGGCAGCCGAAGGGGAAGGGTCTCGAGTCTGAGTTCAGGTCCATCGAGGAGCTCCGGACGGTCCTCTCCAGTACGAAGTATGCCCTGATCTCTGCCGGCCGGAACCCGAAGCGGGAGGCCGACGAGCCGGAGGAGACGTTCGTGAAACGGCACGAACAACTCCGGGCGGACCTGGCGACCGCGGGGTATGTCTACACGCAGGTCCTCGGGAGTTACGGCGACTTCGAGGACTCGTTCCTGGTCATGGCCCACGACGCCGACCGGGACCCGATGGTCGAACTCGGGAAGAAGTACAACCAGGACTCGATCATCTGGTGCGACCACGGGACCAACCACATGATCTATACGACCGACTCGACCGACGACGACGGCAACCCGATCGCCGCCGGGTCCTACCTCAAGGGGTCGGGGTATGCGGAGATCAGCCAGGACGAGGGAGACTTTTTCACGGAGGTCCACCTGGCCGGGTCGGGGGAGAACACCCGCTTCTCTCTCAATTTTGAGTGGGGGGAGATGCACCCTCCGGGGTCAAGTTAACCTCCTCCCCTTAACTTTAACCCCTTTTTAGCCCGGACCGGCACCCTTATATACTTAAACCGAATACGCCCGGCACGGCCTTAGATTGCTCTGAATCGAGAGAAAACCACCCCTCCCCTGACGTTTTAACGGACGATCTCCCTCTCGGCCATATCCCAATACCTTTTTTTTGCTGACGGGGCGATAGGTGGCACCATAAGCGGCTTATAGGGAAGTTACTAAAATGTGTTTTAATTAAGGGGTTTATACTCATGCGATTTATGCCCCGATTTCCCCCGTCAGACACTCCTCCCGCCGGCCGCCCGGGGGACCGGATCGATACCGTCCCATTTATGAGACGGCAGAACGACCTCCTGATCACTCCCGGGCGCACCAGAACATCGACACCTCAGCGTTACCGATCACCCTTTTCGCCCCCGGGACCTGCACACCTTTCCTATGAGTAAGTTATAAATCCCCTGCCCGGAAACACTTCTCCGTATGTCGTTATCGGTAGCACTCGATATCGCTCAGGTCCTCGATATCACTCAGGAGATCGACCACCTGACGGAACTGATCAACGCGGAGATCGGGAGGCGGGAGGGAGTCACGGAGGACGACCTGGACGGCCTGACCTGTGAGGTCCTCGGGGATCTCTGTGACTTTATCCGGGGCCGCGAGGGGGGCCTCCCGGGCGGGGAGATGAAGGAGATCGTCCACACCTGGATCGAGGACCGCCTGGCGGAGGCGAGGACCTGATGGATTATAAAGAAGCCTGGACTCAGGTCCGCGAAGTGGTCGAGGCCAAAGCCCGCGACCTCGCGAAGGGGCCAGACGTGAAGGCATATCTGGCGGTCTCTGAGATTCAAAGGACGATGGATCAGATCGAGTGGGGGTCCTGATGGATCCGAAGGTCGAGACGGTCGGGACCGTCAAGAAGATCACCTGTCAAGACTGTGGGGCCGCGACCCTGGTCCTCGTCTTCGGGGACGAGTTACTTGCACACTGGACGGCCGACTGGACCACCGAAGAGGAGCTCCTCTCCCTCCAGGATATCCCGATCTCGTGTAAGTGCGGGAGGGGGATCGTCTCCGTGGTCGGGACCCGGGCGATCGTCCTGGAACACCCCTTCGACGGGTCTGAGTTCACGGTCCAGATGAAGACCGCAGCCGTGACGGTCGTCCCCGGGGTCCCCCCGACCGGCCCCTACCAGCAGGACGCGATCCGGTTCGACCTAAAGCCCGGGACTCACATCTACCAGTCCGGGACCCCGGAGGCTCCGGTCCTGGTCCTCCGGCGAGGCCTCTCCCATTACCGGGCCGAAAAGGGGGAGGGGTCATGAACCCCGGCCCCCTGGACCTGACGATGACCGGGGAGAAGATCCACCGGGTCGTCACGGCCGCGGTCAACATGGCGAACGTCCTCTCCCCCCTCTCCCTCGAGGACCTGGACGACTTCGACGCCTACCTCTCCCGCCTCGAGGCCGGCCTCCCGGTCACCGACCCGACGACCTGGATCAAGTTCGGACCGCAGATCCCCCGGGCTCGGAGCCGGGTGAACCTGGTGCGGGCGGTCCTGGAGTATCGGGAACAGTACGGGCCCGATGACGGGGCGGGGTTCCCGGTCATATGACCGACGCCCCTCCCTACCCCGCCTTCCCCCTGACCGACCGGGAGAAGGCCCTCATGGAGGAGATCTGGCGGTCCGCGGGGGAACGGTCCCCGGCGTTCACCTCAGGATCCGACCTCCCGATCGGGAAGACCCCGGACCCTCTCGAGGACCTCCGGGCGGCCCTCGCAGCCCTCGAGGATCTCCCCCCGCCCCCGGGGCACCTGATCGCCCTCGTCCGGGAGGAGGACTACGGCCGGCTCCTCGCCCCCCTCCTGGAGGTCGGGATCCGCCGGGAGGCTATCCACATCTCCGAACACCCGGACCCGGGTTTTTTTGAGGTCGTGGAGATCCCCCGCCTCTCGCCCTCATCCCTCTTTTCTCCCTTCTCCCCCGGGGAATAATTCCCCACCCGTTTATAACCCTCCGCGTAACAGATCTGTTACATATGCGACCCGATCCCGTCCGGCCCCTTCGGCAGATCTACACCCGCGAGCTCCAGATGCTCCTCCGCCTCGCCCGGGACGATGCAACCCGCCACATCCGGCACCACTTCCAGCAGAACTCCGCGGTCGACGTCGAGAAGATCCGCGAGATCCTCGCGAAACTCCTCCAGGACCGTTTTATCCCCGCTTCCAACCCCGTGATCCGCCGGCTGACTCACCTCGCCTATGCCCGGGGGGTCGACTGGACGACCTCCTCGATCGACACCGGAGCCCGGATCGCCGGGACCCCCGTCGCCCTCTCGATCGGGTTTGATTTGGTGGACCAGAAGGCCGTCGACAACCTGGCCGCGGTCCAGCTCTCCGACCTCGAGGGGATCACGGCGGAGATGTCGAACCGGATCGTCCGGACCCTGGCCGATGCCGATAAGCAGGGGGCGGGGGTCACGAAGATCTCGAAGTTGATCGCCGCGGACTTCCAGGAGCTCGGGATCGCCCGGATCGAGCGGATCACCCGGACCTCCCTTAACTGGGCCTACAATGAGGCCGCCTGGTCCCGGATCCAGAAATACGCCCCTTACAAGGAATGGATCCAGACGAACGACGAAAAGACCCGGCCGGGGCACCGGGAGATGAAGGGGATCGTGATCCCGGTGGAGGATCTCTTCCACGTCCCGGCCTTCCTGCCCACCCCGACGGCGAAGAAGAAGGTCCCGTCCGCGGACCTCCTCTTCCCGGGCGACAAGTCCCATAACCCCCCCCTGGCCCAAATCATTAACTGCCGGTGTACGGTCGCTCCCCGGTTCCGAAAACCCTAACCCACCTGTATAAGACCCCCTACGGGTAATAGGTCATTGTGGCGGGGCCTGCCGATGCCTCCCACAAAGTACCGCCGACGACACACTCCGAAACACCACGGATCTTTCGACATCTGGCTACCCTTGAGCGCCTCAATAGGAGATCGTCCTGGCCGGGGACGTGATGCACCCCCGGCCGGAAGGTCTTCATGGCTTTTCTCCTGACTATTTCTCTCCTGTATATACGTGCGGGCTCCGATCTGTGATCTGATGCCTGCCGGGACTATTTCCGCCGATAACCCTCCCTCCTCCCCGATCTGGACCCTCCAGGTCGGGGCGATCGCGGGATCAGACCGCCGGTTTTGGGGTGAGGCCTCGAGCCCGGAGGTAGATACTCAGAACGAGATCGTAGAGAAGGCCGCCCTCGAGGAGGCCCTCGCGGCCTTCATGGCCCTGCCGGTCGTGGACTTCTTCCATACCGGGATCCCCGTCGGCCTGGTCACAAAGGCCTGGTGGAAGGGCGACCGCCTCCGGATCGAGGGGCGGATCAAGGAGACCTCAGACTGTGATCCGGTCTGGCAGGGAATGTTAGACGGGATCCTGACTGAGCTCTCGATCTGGGGGAAGCGGACTTCCGGGACTCCGGAGTGCCGCCTCCGTCCGGATCAGCGGTCCCGGTCCCGGCCGTGCGTGACGAAGGCGATCCGGATGTATACGATCTCGATCTGCCCTCGCGGGTCGGCCGTGAACCGGGACGCCTGGGTCCGGCCGGGAGATGCAGACGACTCCCTCGAGACCCTCGTCCAGAAAGCCCTTACCAGCGGGTCCGCCCTGATTCATCCCACGGGGGACGGGGCGGCCCGCCAGAAACGAGAGGAAGACATGCCGAACCTAAACAGAGAAGAAGACGAGAATCAGCGGACGACCGCCCCCCCGGGGACCGATAGCCCGCCGGAAGACTTCCCCCCGGCCGACGAGGAGGAGGTCCAGAAGACCGACGAGGACCTGACGATGACGGAACCCCCGGCTGAGCCGACGATGGGCGACGTGATGGGGGTCCTCGAGAAGATCCTGGCAGCGGTCAGTCCGGCCGCGGAGACCCCCCCCGGGGCCGACGTGGACGGGGTCATGAAGGCTCAGAACCGCCTCCTCGAGGTCGAGACGGAACTCCAGAAGATGAAGACGGAGAACGACCGCCTCCGGAAGGCCCTCCGGCCCCCGAAGGAGATCGTGATCGACTCCAGCAAAGCGACGACGACCCCGGCCGGCGGAGATACGCCCCGGAGAAACACCAGAATCGAGAACATACTCAGATAAGGAGAGATTCTACCAATGGCAGCAATAGCAGGATTCAACGGCGCGAAGATCGGGATGACCTTCACGGGCCGGGAAATGCAGCAGCGGGCGCGGGCCTTTTGGGGTCCTGGCGTCGAAGAGGGGGACGCCGTCGATATCGTCAAGGCTCAGGCCCTCGCACAGGACCGATATATCAAGGTCATGGAAGAGGACCCCCGGGCCCCGATGGTCTTCCCCCTGGTGGACCTGATCCGGCCGGACTGGGTCCGGAAAGCGATCTATGATCCCACCTACGGGAACGACGGCCTGATGGCCGACGTCAAGAAGGCCGCGAACGACTTCCTCGGAGAGATCGACTCCCTCCGGAAGGCGACGGACTCGAGCTCGAGCCTCATGCACTCCATCACGGACGATGAAGTGACGATGCTCTTTAAGAAGGTCTACCCGGCGACGAGCCTGATCCCGGTCGAGGCCTCCCGCGGGAAGATTACCCAGTGGGACGCGATCGGAGTCAATGAGGCCGGGACCGCCTTCTTCGGGTCCGAAGATCCGGATCTGACTGAGTCCGACATGGGCGACCACACCCGGACCGCCACCAACAAGATCATGTACTCCGTCCTCCGGGTCACGAAGATGGCCTATGAGGCCGGGAAGTCTCAGGTCCCCGCCCGCGACATGATGACCATCCGGTCCCTCGCGGCGAACGAGATGATCAAGAACCTCAGGGAGAGGTCGATCCTCGGAGTCACTCGCGACGTCCAGGCCTCCGTGAACGCCTACGCGAACGCGGGGCCCCTGGAGTATGCCGGGCTCTACCAGCTCATCACCGCGAACACCACGGATCCGAACTACCAGAACGTCGCGGCCGACGCCACGATCAACGCGAAGGACAAGATCGACCCCTACCTGGACGCCTCGTATATCTCGATGATCCAGGACGGCCGGGTCCCGAACCTCGCGATCTGTGACTACAAGACCTTTGGCCTCTATCGCCGGGCCCTGAATGAGTTCTTCCATACCGAAAACGTGAAGTCCCTGGATTACGGGATCGCGAAGATTACGCTCGTCTTCCCGGGCGGCGAGGTCCCGATGGTCCCCTGTCCGTTCCTCCCGACGACTGCCGGCGCGAACGGGGCGATCTTCCTCTTGGATACGACCACCCTCGCCCGCCGGGTCCTCTGGGGCGAGACGATGGAAGAGCTCGCCAACATCAACACGACCAAGCGGGCCGTGGTCAACGCCGCGGAGGTCCTGATCGACAAGTCCGACGACGACGGAACCTCGTCCCTCCAGGGCGGGGTCTTCGGGATCACGATCTGAGGGAGAGCATGGATCCGATTCTCTACGGGGCGGGGCTGGCTCTGGGAGGGGTCGCGGTCGGGATGATCCCGACCCTCCTCGACCACGCCGCTCAGCGCCGGAGAATGAACGCGATCACGGAGATGATCCACACCGCGAAGACGTTTGACTTCGCGAAGGACACTATCCACGACCCTCCGAAGTAGCAGGAGTAAGAATATGGCAGTAATCACGGAAACGAACTTCAACAAGATGCCGGGACCCCTGGTGATCTCCCGGCTGGTAAAGGCAGCGCAGAACGACCTCGTCGTCTTCCCGTTCAAGGGAGTGATCCCGCTCGCGACCTCTCTCGGGGCGGGCGGGGTGGAAACGGTCGCCTACGAGACCCTGGTGGTGGACAACGCCGACGGCCCCGCCTATGACGACGAGAGCCTGACGATCGACTACGACGGGGCCGCGGCCGGCACCCGGATCGCTCCGTACTATGTCAAGACCTCGTCCGGGGAGATCATCGAGGTCGCGGAAGACTCCGGGGAGGCGGGAGCCTCAGGATCCCTCACGGTCAAGAAGCGCGGATGCTTCGGCACGACCCCGTCCGCGACCGGCCTGGCGAATGACGCCGCCGTGTACGTCCTCCAGACGCTCACTCTGACGAGCGAGTCGACCGGCCTGGTCGAGATCGTCTACCTCCCCTTCCCGGACGACCCTGGCGTGCGACTGTACGGATAAGGAGGCCGGGGACATGGTGAACTGGCTTTATAACCGGATCCGCCGGGGGAAGACCCTGGTCGAGGGGGACACCCTCCGGGTCGAGGAGGTCGAGTACGTCGATGCCTCCGGGGCGACGGTCCAGGCGAAGGCGGTCGAGGTGGGAGGGGACCGGGTCGATCGGCTCTACCGCTATGAGTTCCCGGAGGTCGATATCTCCGGGACGGCCGCGACCCTCGTCGGCCCGATCTTCCCGGTCGCCGGGACGGTCCTCCGGGCCTACCAGGTCGTGACCGAAGCCGTCGCGAACTCCACGATCACCACGGCGACGATCGCCCTCGGGACGGCCGGGGCCGACGGGTCCACCGGGGCCGACGTGGACGCGGTCGTGGACGAGATCCCCCTGGTCAAGGCCGCGGCCGTCGGGACCGTGACCGCTCTCACGATCGTAGACGGTGCGATCGCCGCCGGCGAGGTCCTGACGGCCTCGCATGTCGCGCAGGAGATCGACGGGAAGGTCAAGATCGTGGTGGAGTACACCCTGGGGTGATCACCTCTCCCCCCCTTTTTGAGGTGACCTCCTGATGGCGTACTGCACCCAGACCGATATCGAAGCCCGGACGAGTTACGGGGCCGACGAGTCAAAACAGGCCGGCACCGTCATGACTGCCGAACAGTGGGCCTCGTACTGCACCTCTCTGATCGCGGAGGTAACCGGCGCGATCAATCAGTTCTGCCGGCGGGCCTCATTCGAGGCGGCGACCTACACCGACCTGTACGACGGCCGGGGATGCTCCGGAGACCGGGGCGAGTATCTCGAGACCGATCGGATCTTCCTCCTCCGGGAACAGCCGGTATCCTCGATCATGACGGTTAAGGTCGACACCTCCGACCTGAACCAGGTCCCCGTCTGGGTCACGATGACCCCCCGGTCCGCGGAGGCCGGCGGCGACTACGGGCTCGTGACCCGGGGGCCGGTCTCGTATCTCCGGTTCCATAACAACGTCCCCCGCGGAGGATTGAACAACGTCGAGATCACCTATGTCGCCGGATATGCCGCCGGAGACCCCGCCCTGGACGATATCCGGGGGATCGCCCTCGACATCATCTCTCAGCACCTCGGGAGGAAGAAACGCCTCCAGGAAGCGATAGCGGCCCGGAGACTCGGGACCCCGGACGCGGCGGAGATGACGCCCCCGGCCGAACCGGAACTCACCCTCACCCCGGACATCAAGCGCCGCCTGGCAGCCTATCGCCGCGGCCCCCGGATCGGGAGGTGCTACCGATGACCCCGGAACTCGACGCGGTCCTCCGGCCGGAGTGCGACCGGCACCGGCAGACGATCGAGAGTAAGATCGACCGGCAGGTCCGCGACCTCCGGACCGATCTCCTGGCGGAGGTCGAGAGGAGGGACGGCGAACGGAAGGACGATTATCGGACCCTGGTCGAGTGGATGGTCCGGGTCGAGGCGAAGGTGAACTCCCTCCCGGAAGCCTTCCAGGCCACCGTCGATCGGAAGTTTGACAGGCTCTTCCAGGGGATCGCGGGGATCATCCTCTCGATCGTCGTCGCGGGGATCCTGGCCTACCTCGGATTCAAGGGAGGCCCGTGATGGCGGCGGTCGTCCTCACCCTCTCGATCCCCTACCTCCTCCTGGAGGGGTCCTTCGCGGACTTCAAGAAGAAGATCCTCGCGGTCTTCGCCGGGGAGATCGAGGCGGAGATCAAGATCCGGGCTCCGGTCGATAAGGGTTACCTCCGGGAACACTGGACGATCGACTGGCCGATCAAGCGGAACCGGATCTCTCTCGGGACGAACGCCTTTTATGCCGCCTGGCTCTCCCGGGGGACCGGACTCTACGGTCCGCACAAGACCCGGATCTGTGCCCGGGGTGCCCGGCCAGGGAACACGGACCCGGCGGCCCCGAAGGCCCTCGTCTTCACCTACAAGGGCCAGATCATGATCCGGCGATGCGTGAAGGGGATCAAGCCGAACCCCTACGTCGAGAACGGGATCGAGGCCGGGGTCGATAGCGCGATGGCCGCCCTCGCGGACATGGCCGAACGGGGGACCCTATGACGGCCCCCACGACCGCGCAGATGATGAACGCGGTGATCGACGCGATGATAGCGCGGATCGAGACGAACAAGACCGCCCTCGGGATCTCCTCCGTCGAGGAACGGGACGAGATGCCCGGCTACGTCGAGCCCGGGGCCTGTTTTGTGATCCCTCTGGTGGAGGGGCGGGACGTCATGCGGACCCCGATCGGGGGCGGACCCCTGGAGCACGAGATCCCCGTGACGATCGTCGCCCACTATCGGACGGAGACGGTCGCCGCCGGCCTCCGGTCCACCCGGGACCGGGGGTATGGCATGATCGACCTCTTCCACGGATCCCACGCGGCGGAGACCGTCGAGGGGTCTGTGGTCGAGGAAGGAGAGGGGGAGGAGCCCGACGTAGTCCTCGGGACCGCCCTCGCCTACACCGCCGACCCGACCCTCGAGGTCGGCTATGCCCGGGTTGCTGACTACGTTTTGCACTGGTATATCGTAAAAATCAGTCTAAAGACGGTGATTTGAAACATGGCAGGAGAAGTTGTATTCTTCGCGAACCGGCTCACCCTCAAGGTGACCTCCGGGTCGACGGACCACACCCTCGCCGCCCTGCACGGATGCGAGATCATTCCGCAGGCGGAACACATCGAGGAGTACGGAATGGACTCCATCTTCCGGGAAGCGGTGAACAAAGTAAAGTTCAAGGTCGATTTCAAGGCGAAATACGCCAAATTCAACCCCGCGGTTGCGACCTGGTGGATGATGGAGGTCTGGAACCCGTCCTCGGGGACGGCCGGCGAGGTCGCGGACACCAACACCGTGAAACTCTTCAGCGCGACGGGCCTCATCACGGACGGGGCGGACACCCCGACGAAACTCCAGGCGGAGATCTCGGACATCTACTTCCCGGCGACCCCGATAGTCCTCGCGGAGAACCAGTATGTCGTCCTCGACCTCGCCGGCACCGGCCGCCTGGTGACGTACACCAACCCGACGTGATCACATGACCGGACCTGAGATCAACTGGGACGAGGCGGACAAGTGGGACGCCGAACAAGCACACGAGGAACTCGAGGAGATGGTCGCGAACCTGGCCGCGACGAACGGGGAGGTTCGCCGCCTCCTCTGTATCCAGGATGAACAGTCAGAGACGATCCGGATCGCGGGGAAGACCGACGCGATCGAGATCAAGATCCGGGCGGTCGTCCCCTGGAACGTCCGGGCGCGGATCGCCAGGATGGGCACTGAGATGAAGCGGATCGCCCGGCAGGAGGCGGAAGAGTGGAAGAAGATCGCCGCCGGCGAGGACGTCGAGATCCAGGAGGTCGATATCATCCAGGTCCAGCGGCCGATGTATGAGGTGATGGCGGACCTCTGCCTGGAGGTACCCTGGACCGACTGGAAGACCTGGGCGGCCTTCGACGTCCGGACGGGCGCGGGCCCGAAGATCCTCGATCAGATCATGCAGAAGATCGCCCCGGAGGAGGGGCGGATCAAGACCTTTCGCGGCAAGCGATGAAGGGCAGGTCCTCCTCGAGATCTGCCGGTTCCTGGGGACCCCCCCCTCCCGCCTGGCCCTGACGCCGGCGGATGAACTCTTCCTCTACGAGGCCCTGGCCCGACGCGCACAACTGGAGACGAGCGCATGGCAAACGACAAGATAGATCGCCTGGTTAACATTATTATCGACCTGAAAGGGGCGGAAGAGACGGAGAAGTCCTTTAAGCGGGTCTACGAATACGCGAAGAAACTCGCGAAGGAAAGCGGGACCTCCTCCGAAGAAGCGGAGCCGAAGGTCTCGCGGTTCCTGGAACGGTGGAAACTCCAGGCCGTCACCCTCGGGGCCGCGGTCGCCGGGCTCTGGACCCTGACGAAGTACTCCTCCGTCGCCTCCGGCATGATGAATATGTTCGGGGCCTCGATCGGCCTCCTGGCCGACATGATCCTCGTCCACCTCCTCGGCCCGGTGGACTGGCTCACGGAAGGGGTCCTCGACCTCGCGGAAGCCTTCGAGGACCTGCCGGAACCGATCCAGAAGGTGATCTCCTACGCCCTGGGCCTCTACGGGGCCTTCCGCCTCCTCAAGACCCTGGGGATCCTCGGCCTCATCTCCACGATCGTCAAGGGGCTCCTCGGGCTCGCGGGGATCGACCTCGCCGCCGTCGGCCTCAAGATCGTAACCGCCCTCGAGACCGCGGCCGCCTCCGGAGCCCTCGCGTTTGTCGGGGCGCTCGCCGCGGGACTCCTCCTCGGGCTCGCCGGGGTCGCGGCCCTCGTCTACTCCGGGGCGCTCGACTGGGTCGGGGAGATGGGCCGGGCCTTCGAGGACAAGTTCCCCTGGCTGATGGACGTCCTTAAACAACTCCTCTGGCCCCTCGCGGCCCTCGGGATCGCGGCGATCGACCTGGTGACTGGGAGGATCGATAAGATCCCGGGGGACGTCTTACAGATCCTCCAGGAGGTTTACGCCGCCTGGGAGAGGACCTGGGGCCGGATCTACTCCCTCGCCGGGGCGGCGATCGGGATGATCGTGACCACGATCAAGACCCGGGTCCAGGGGGTCGTAGACTGGATCGGAGGCCTGAACCCCTTCGCAGGATGGAAGGCCCCGTCCTTCTCCCTGCCGTCCCTGCCGTCCCTCCCCTACTTCGCCTCAGGGGGTCACGTCGAGACGACGGGCCTCGCGATGCTCCACCGGGGGGAGTACGTCCAGAACGCCTTCAAGGCGAAGACCCGGGACTCTCCCCGGCAGGAAGGAGGGGGCGGC